CGTCTGGACTTTGTGAGCCTTGAGCTTCGGAAGATTTTTTAGTGCCATTTTGGCATTTAGAAACTGCTAATTTAGCACTATCTAAATGCTGTTTTGGTAGTTTTTTAGTGCCATTTTGGCAGTTGTTAGATGCTATTTTAGCACTATTTGAAGATGCTAATTTAGCACTTATGAATTCTCTTAATCTTTTAACATCTAACGAGATTTTCTTGCCTTCCCTTTTAATAATTGAAACTTCCTTCTTAACTCCATTTTCTTCCTTGATGTAGGTTAAGGATTTGAGTTCCCTGTAAATATGTTCTTTCCTTATTCCCGTCCTTTCTGCTAAAATATCAATCGTAAAAGCTCCTCCACCTTTGAGGTTGAGGAAAGAGAACAGGCAGAGGACTATGCACCTCTGCCTGTTTGTAAAGAGTTTTGAGTTGTAGAGAAGCTCTGGGAAATCGTAGATAGAATATTTTTCCTGGCTCATTGCTGACCTCCTGAGATTTTTTCAAGTTCATGCAGCTTGGCAAACCAAACCGAGAGCATTTCTCTTGCTTCTTTGATTACTTCTCTTGCTTCTTCAGGGTCTATTCTTCCGTCTTCTATGGCCTTTGAAAGTGCGGCAACCGCCTCTCCGGTTTCTTTCAGGATTTTTCCGTAATGAGCAATGTCAGAGCATTCAGGCGGTTCAACAGCTACAAGCCCAACAAGTTCAGCGAGCATCCTTACGGGTTCCTTAAGCTTTAATCCAACAATCAGGGCAAGGAACTGTTTTAGAGAGGGAGTCCTTACGGCGGACGACCATTTCTCAGCGGAGCTAACGCTTTTCCCTACCTTCATTGCTATCATTTCATTGGTGTAGCCTTTCCTTCGGGCTTCCGTCATTGCTACCATCGTGAGTTCTTCCGCAAGCTCCTGAAACGCTACTTTGCACATCTTTTCACCTCTCGTGAAAACTCAAGAGTTTTTCCTGCCTCCGTTTTCCTCTCTTTTAGCCCTACCTTTAGAATTGAGGAGGGAACCATGAAAAAGAGGACGCCCGCCGGAGCAGGCGCCTTCAGTGCCTCGGGGGTGGAAGGCACGGTGGGGAGGAGGAAAAGTAAGGGGTCGCTCAGCCGTGTAAAATCTCCCTTGGGGAGAACGGCAAACCAAGGGAGGTGGCTATGGACGAGAAAACGAAGCTTGCTGCTGAAATTGCAAGGGATATTACGGTTGCTGCTCTTCAAACCAGTAACGCTCAGATTTCTTACTCTACTAATGTCGCTAAGTTCTTCCAAGCGATTTTTGATGCTGTTCATGAAAAACTCTCCTCGGGTGCGGAAACCTAAAGCAATCCTCTGGAAACTTTTAAACTTCTTACTTCTACCGCCGTTCTCCCCATCATGTTGCATAGGGCTTCAATTACCTCAAGTTCCTGCCCCTCTGGTAGGCTTTCGTAGATTTCCGCCGCCTTTCGGTAAACTTCGGCAGGCGTTAGCTTCTTCTCTTCGCTCATCTCTTCCTCCACACAAAAAGGATTCGCTAAGTTGCACATATCACTTCACCCCTGCCGGGGTTTTGCGGGGGATTACAAGGTCTTCAACTCTTACTTCCCCGTTTGTCAGCTCCTCAATCCGGAGTGCTACATCAAGGGGCGGTTGGCGGATGCCCTTGATGTATAAATGCAGGGTATTTCGTGCTATCCCAAGCCTTTCTGCTAATTCTTCTTTTGTTCCCTTCCATCTTGTATTAACCCAGTCTTTTAGCTTCATGTCTGCCTCCTTGTTGATAATTTACACATTTGTGAACAATCAGTCAAGTTTATGTTCACAGAAATGTATTGAAAGGAATGTTCACAGATGGTTACGATTGAAAAGATGGAAAAGGTTTTTAGAAGTGAACGTTTAAAAGAAGCTCGTAAGAGGAAAGGGTTATCTCAGGAGAAGCTGGCAGAGCTTGTCGGAGTAACCCGTTCCACTGTTGCTAAGTGGGAAATAGGGGATAGAGCTCCCAAAGGAGACCACTTGATAAAGCTCTCCGAAGTCCTTGGAGTATCCCCCTCTTACTTCTTTGAAGAACACCAACCTGAATGGGACAAGAACGCCAGCTTCGTAAGAGGAAAAGTTATTCCTATCCCTATCTACGGCGAAGCTCAGGCCGGTTCTTTTGGAGGGTATGCTTCTCCCACTCCGGAGCAGTATTTCCCTACTCCAGATGTAATGCTTAAAGGTCTTCCACCAGAGCGGGTCTTTTGGATAAGGGTAGAGGGTGACTCAATGCGTCCGATGTTCCAGCCGGGGGACCTTGTATTGGTTGCTGACCCTTCCTGGTATGAGGTTAAAGAGGGAGCTCCCGTTGTGGCCGTGAATGGGGACGGGGAGCTCACGGTTAAGTATTATCATCACGATAGAAAGAACAAAATGATAGTTCTTGAACCCGCTAATCCTTCCTATAAACCGATACTTATTCCGGAGAACAAGCTCCACGAGAGCGAGGTTCTGTTCTTTCCGATAATTGCGCATACGAAGATATTTTGAGGGAGAGGAGATGCCACAACCGCAAAGAAAAGTAGCTGAGTTTATAGAGGAGCTTGAAAAAGCTCAAGGTTATGAAGAAGCCCTTAAGGTTTTGAAAAGGGCTGAAACTTATTTTCAGCTTGAGGGTGATTATTCTGTAATTCCTTTTCTTGTCACAGGATATTATAACTTGAGTCACTTAGATAAAGCTGATGAATTCAACCGTATATATCTTTCCTTTGACAAGAGTGGAATGGCTTTATATTATCAAGCCTTGATAGAATCTACACGCGGATATATAAGTAAAGCTATAACATTCTTAAGAAAGGCGCGAGATATGACTACCGATAAATTTCTAAAGTTTAGAACTCTTGTTAAGGAACTTTTTTTCCTTGCTAAAAGTCATAGGTATAGCGATATGGAAAAATTGTTATCCTCTATGGGACTTAAAACTTTTGAGGACATAAAAGAAAAGATTAACTCACTTCCAGAAGAATATAAAAACGTTATAGATGAGTTATCTATTGTTTTATATCGTTTCAAACGATACAAGGAGGCTGAGCAATATTTTAGTTCCCCTGAAGGAAAAAATATTCTGGACGCTATCAATGAAATACTGCGTAAGTATATAAAAGAATACGAGCTTGATTATGCTATGGAATATGACTACGAAGACCCAATTAAAACGCCGTTTGTTTATGTTCATTTAAAAGAAAGATATTCTCGTAATTTCCTTGAACAGGTAGAAGATAAGATCATTGAGGACGTGATATTCAAGCATGGAACAGATGTAGTAGTTAGTTTTATTCTTCCAAAGGAGGAAAAAGTTGCGGCCCCATCAATTTAAGGATTTAGGAGAAGAACTCATAGATTTAGAATTTTCTTTAAGCAAGAGAATAGGTTCTTGTGAGCCCATTTATAGAACTTCCATAGGTCGTTTCTATTACTATGTTTTCTTGGAGTTTAGAGAAACATTAAAAGCTAATTTACCGAGAGATTTAAGGCTATATTTATCTGAAGAAAGTAAATTAAATCACCATTGTATTTTGAAAGAAACCCTTAAGGAGTTATCTTTTATTTTGAAAGACAAGGAAATTCGTAAGGCTTATGAGTCTTTAAAGAGTTTGAGAGAGGCAAGAAACGATTCTGACTACAATGTAACAACTTTTATAAGTAGGGACAGAGTTGTAGACGCTGAGGTTGACCTTGAAAGAATAGACAAGGTAATAAAAAGAATTCCTCATATCAATAGAAATGACTTAGCAATAGCTTTCCAAAAAGCCTTGAACTCTTGTATCATTAAATCCTCTCCATAAAACCCCCAAATCAACTTTCCTTAATTCTATCATCCCCAACCCCCTGCAACCCAACCCGTTGACTGAGAACCTTAATCACCTATCTAAAGGTGTTTTGGAACTTATACATCGTAGAAAGACCCCATTTTTAGCTCAAAAGAACTGCTGTTTAACCCAATATCAAAAGCTGCTTTTTGTATTAAATCTTTAAGTTTTCTGTCGCTGTTTGTTTTTTCGATAGTATAATGAATCTCAACTCGATCATCATAAAACACCAGCGCGGATACGATGCCATAACTAAGGGAATATGAATCGTCTACATATACGGTTTTAATGCCAGCCCGGATACTCTTTATTTCTAAATCTTTTATTGCTGACAAAAAACTTTTAATATCAGTGTAACCCACTTTTATTATTGGTTTTATGATACCTCCTTCGCTTCTAAGTTTTTTATTATTTCCTGAATTTCTTTTTTATAACTATAGATATCTTCCGGAGAAGATATCTGCACTCTTTTCTCTTCCTTATCTGCAACGTGAAGACCTAAATACTTTTTACGCTGTGAATTGAAGTAAAATCTACAAATCCACTTCCTTGTGTTCCCTTTGTAAAGCACGTTGAAATAGCTCTTTGTATCTTTTGCGGTTATGTTTGCCGGGTTGGTTATTTCTGCTGCTATTGATTTCACTATATAGAAAGCCTGAAGTTCTTCCTCGGTGGTAACTATTCCCCTATCCTCTTCCTGTTCGGTTTCCTCTAAAGACTGACTTTCAAGATGTTTCTTAAGAGTATTGATTTTTTCGGTAGCAAGCTCATTAATAAGGTCGTTAAAGGCTGTTTTCACATATCCCCGAAATTCTTCAATCACGTTTTTTGTTATTCTGCCCTTTTTTATCCTTGAAGCGAAGAATTTAACAAACTCATCTGAGGGATTTTGCGTTTCTTCCCTGAATATTTGTTGGATTTCCCTTATATTCTTCTGCCTGCTTGCCATAGAAAGGATATTTTCTACATCCAGATTTTCCTTTGCGAATTTTTCAAGTTCTTTTATGTCTTTCTCCCGCAAGTCTTCAAGGTTAATTACCAGAAATGGTTTATCGTCCATTTTGTTTTTCTCATCAAGATCCGAAAAGAATCTGTATTCAATGCCGTTTGTAAGAATGCCAAACTTGGCATCGGTCACAGTAAAGTATCTGACAAGCTGGTTTGTGTGGTTATCCAGTTTTTCTGTGTGGTTCTTAACTTCTATAAGAATCAAGGGCTTGCCGTCTTTTAAAATAGCATAGTCTACCTTTTCGCCCTTCTTCCTTCCTATATCTGCTGTGAATTCAGGGATGACCTCCTCAGGGTTAAAAATGTCATAGCCAAGGATTTTTAGAAAAGGCATTACAAAAGACTGTTTTGTAGCTTCTTCAGTTAAAACCTTGTCTTTAATTTCTTTGATCCTTTCAGATAGCTTTAAGAGTTCTGCTTCAAAACTCAAAACATCCTCCCCCAATTATTTCATTCATTTTAGCACAGTCATTGTTCACTTTTTTATTCAAATCTCTTGACATCTGTTCACAGTCGTGTATATTATCAGGTAGAGGTTCACAAATGTGAACAACCTGGTCTTTGAAAGCCGAATAGGGGGAGACGGGCGCCCGGGACGAGTAGGGTTAGGAGCCCGAAGGCCGGCGGTGTGATGTAGCACCGTAGGGGTTAACAAGCCCCTCGTAAGCGGACGGTCCCGGGTAAGGGGAGAGGAAACCAGCGGAGGGGTGGCCGAGTCTGGCTTAAGGCAGGCGGTTGCTACCCGCCTGAACGGCTGAAGCCGTTCCGAGGGTTCAAATCCCTCCCTCTCCGCCAATAAGCAGGTAGGAGGTTAGGATGAAGGAATTCAAGAGATGTAAAAGCTACTGGTGGTGCTTTCAGAAAGCCGCCAGGGAGTATTACAAGAAAGCTTCAGGCGACCCTGAGGAGAAAAAAGAACAACTGGAAGTCCTGCTCAATTATGTAATGGATCTTAAACGTCACACAAAAGCATACGTTGATGGCAAAAGGATCCGGGAATATGCAGAGGAAACACCACCAGATCTTTCCAGATTTGCATTCAGGAGTGATACCTGCACACTAAAGGAGTTTCTGACGAGATACAACGGCAGGGAAATAGTCATAAAGGCTACGGACCTTGGAGTTGAAATTGGAATCTATCCTATGGGAGAAAACGGGAAAGACGGTTTCGGTTTTGACATCCTTGACCACAACTATCCGATAGAAGACGAGGACTACTGGCTGGAATATGAAGATCAGCCACAATACCCAATTCCTATGTGAGGAGGTGAGCTGTGTTTACGACTCTGAAAGGCAGCTACGTGAACCCCTTGTATGTAGAGAGTCTGTTTATTAGAGACGGTATCAGGAAAGTAGGCCGCACGAAGTTTGCAAGTGGCTGGTATGTCAAGTGCAGGACGGCCAGCGGAGATGAGTGGTCCCTCTATTTCACCCCCTCCAAGGAGGAGGCCCAAGAAAAACTCAAAGAATACGCAGAGGAGGTGAGAAATGCAGCGCTCACAAGAGTTTGATGTGATTCTGGACATAGAGATAGCCAAGCATCAAGCTAAAGAAACCCTCATGGAAGGGGTGGGCCGCCTGGAGGTGGCCCACGATGTCCTGGAAAACCACGGCCTCACGAAGGAGGCCTCTCAACTGAGGGATTTAATCAGTAAAGCGAAACTCCTTGCACGGAGGCTGTCATGAAAAGTATAGCAGACGGCTGGAAGTATCAAGCTGACTGGATAGACAATCTGCATCCGAGCGAAGCTACCGTTTACATTCCAGACCTTGAGGAGATAGAAGAATTGAGGCATGAAGGAGAGGTCTGGGGAGGGGATGTCCCATATAGAGACCCTTCGCTTTTTTGCCCAAAAGTCGGTTTTATAGGGGGTAGGCTATGTGGATAGAGATAAATGGAGAGTTGGTCAATCTCGACAATGTAACAAACGTGTATGTTGACGAAGCGCTTTTGGTTTTTTGGTTTGCTGGAGGAACCTCAGATGAGCAATACAATACATCATTGGTTAAATACCCGTTCAATTCAGAATCTGAAGCCAGAGAGGCCTATAAGAAGATCAAGAACTTACTTAAGCCGGAGGAACTATGAAAGTCAAAAAGCTCCATCCAGACGCCAAAATCCCAACCCGAGCCTACTCCGGCGACCTCGGGTTTGACCTATACGCCCTTGAAGACACAACCCTGCCTGCCGTGAACGAAAATGGCGGGCTCCCGGTTACGCTGGTCAGAAGCAGGGTGGTTACGATTAAGAAAGGAGAGAGATTTGCGCAACTCGTGCCGGTTTCTCTTTACGATGGAGTGGCGGTAGAGGTTGAGGAGTTATCTGACACAGAAAGAGGAACTGGCGGATTTGGAAGTAGCGATAAGGGAGGTGAGTGATGGATATGAATTGGGAAATAAAAGAAAAGTTCCCTGCAGATGATTGCACTGGCTTTGAGATAAAGGTTGAAATTCGTGACTCATTCTGGATTGCTGCTTACAATAGGCCAGGAGAAACTCCGTACGAAGTTGTAGACAAGATAAAGGCCGAGTTAGAAGCAGTTATCGACAAATACAGAATATAGTCCCCGTGCGGGTTCAAATCCCGCCTCCCGCTTCAATCAAACAATAGCCCCATAGGTTAGTCAGGGAGACCGCCGGATTCCAAATCCGGAAGCGGGGGTTCAAATCCCCCTGGGGCTGCCAGCTTTTTCAAAAAAACACTAATTACGGAGGGAATCATGACTGTAGAAACCGTTAAGGAACCAAAAATCATTATTGCCGAAGACGGCAAAACCTACACCTTTGACGAGGTTGCTACTTACGTCAAATACCATGCACCTGACGCAACCCCTGAAGAAATTGAGGAGTTCTTCAACTACTGCCGTATTCGTTCTCTTTCCCCCTACGATGTCCACTTTATCAAGTGGGGTAAGAATCAGAAGCCGACCATCGTCGTTGGCAAAGACGCCTTCCTCAAAAGGGCTGAACGCTCCAAACAGCTCAACGGCTACGATGCAGGAGTAATAGTTCTTAACAAAGAAACCGGAGAGGTTGTCTACCGCAGGGGGGCTTTCTACATCAAAGGTAAGGAAGAACTTGTAGGCGGTTGGGCTGAGGTTTACAGGAAAGATTACGAAAAGCCCATAAGGGCTGAGGTTTCCCTTGAGGAGTATGCCAGAAAGACAAAAGACGGCAAGCTCATGAACAACTGGGCACAGATGCCGGCAACGATGATAAGAAAAGTCGCTCTTGTTCAGGCGCTCCGTGAGGCATTCCCGTCCGAGATGTCCGGTATGTATGTCCCGGAAGAGATGGGAATTGAGGTTGACGAAGAAACCGGGGAGGTAATCAGCCATGGAGGACTGGATTCTGATAGCAATGGTGATGGGACTTCTTCTAATCCCTCTGCTACCTCTAATAACTCCAGCAAACCCATAACTGACCCACAGAGAAAGAAGATCTTCATAGAGGCACGAAGGGTTTACGGTAAAGACAACTGGAGAGAACCCCTCAAGGCCTTTATGGAGTCCAGATACGGGAAAACGTCCACAAGGGAGCTTACCAGGGAAGAAGCAAGCGACCTGATTGAGAGCCTTGAGTCTCTTTCAGACTACAGACCAGAAAAGGCCGAGGAATCAAAACCAAACGACATTCTGTTTTAGGGGGATGTAATGAGTGGTTATACGGATAAGGGGGAGTTCCGCCTCTCCCCCTCCAGTATCAATGGTATCTCCGCTACGTTGAAGGAAAGAAAATCCCTCCAAAAGCCGCACTTGTTGTTGGATTGGCTTTTCACAAGGGAGAGGAGGTCAATTTCCTGCAGAAGATAGAAACACAGGAAGACCTCCCTCTTGGCGATGGGCCATTCCTGGGCATGCCAATACTGCGGATACAGAGAGAAAGGGTTGTGTCCGTATTGCAAATAAGGAGGAAAAGATGCTTAACAGAGTCTTTCTAATAGGCCGATGCGTGGCTGACCCGGAGCTCCAGTTCACAAATAGCGGGAGTCCGTTTACAAGGTTCAGAATAGCCGTCAATAGGCCTTACAAAGACCGAAAAGGCAACTGGCAGGAAGAAGTCCTCTTTATAGACGTTGTTGTCTGGGGAGATGCTGCCGATAGAGCTGTAACGAGGCTCAGCAAGGGTTCCCGCGTGTTAGTAGAAGGGCGATTAGTCCAGTCAAGCTGGGAAACAGAATCAGGCGAAAAGCGGAACAAGATAGAGGTTAGAGCCGACAGGGTTGTGGCACTTGATTACAGGCAGGAGGAGAGCCAGGAGCCTGAGGAAATAGAAGATGACATTGAGTTTTAGGAGGTAAGCCGTGAAAGTTCTCTGTAGTTATAAAGACGCTCCTTTTACACAAGACAAGTGGATAAACCTCGTTATAGACGACCAGCCTAAGAGCTTTTTCTGTAAGGTTATCCCTCCCGGAGTGGATAAGCGTTTTACCTACATCCTGCCGGAGGGATTTCCCAGGGAGCTTATCAGGGTGATTTTCGGACCCAACGCAAAGCTTGAGGAGGCTGATTATGGAACTCATAAGACTAAAAGGAGACAGGGCAAAAGCAATGCTCTACAGGCGGCTTTTGTGGAGAGCTCGGGTTAAAGGGAAAGTTTCGGAGTTTAGGGTAGATCAATACGGGGAGACGATAGACGTCTATTGCCTCCCCTCTGAACGGGAGATCGTTTCGGACATCATAGCCAACGCCTACAAGCACAAGAACTTGAAACCTCTAAACCTCAAACCAGCTGGAGAGGTCAGGGTTGAAAGAACAGCAACTCCAAATCACAGACAAAGACGTTACAAGGTTGAGCTCTGTTTTTAGGAGCCTTGGCAAGGTAAAGCTCAAGGTTCTCCTCTATCTCTACTTCAGACCCTACAAAACCCACAGAGAGATTAGAGACCGCCTCGGCTATCACGGAGACACAATAAGAAACGTTCTTTTGGGAGCCAGAAGGCAGGGGATAGTGGAAAAGATTAATGGCAAATACAAGCTCACGTCTCCCGGCAAGAGGCTGGTTGAGGGGGCGGTGGAACTAATCGCAGCGATGAAGGAGGAAGGATAATGAAAGAGTGGACCAAAGATTGCAACCCAATGTTTACTCCAGCGAGGAAGAAAAAAGCAGAGTGGTTCACGAAGGAGTTTTTGGGAGAGTAAAGATGAGCGTGAGAAAAGTAGTTTTTACAAATAATGAATGCAGTGGATTCATAGTAGATGGAGAGTTTGATGAGATTTACTCTGTTGTTACTGAAGAGCAGGCCGAGTTTATAGTTGTTAACGAGAGAATAACTCCAGGAATGAAAACTGACCTTTCGGGCTTTTTCGTCCGTCCTCTCCTCTTTATAGGGAAAAGAAAGGACTATCCCGACGTTATGGTATTCCACATAGGAACACGCAGAGACCTTTTTGGGGAAAGGCATTACTTTGAGGAAATCCTCTGGGTTTCTCCTACACGTGTAGCCGTTAATACAGGGAGATACCAGGGTAGAGACTTCAACTTTATAGGCGGATGCTGGAAGTAAAGGAGGAAGGATGAAAAACATAACTGTGGAGCTCTGTTCTCATTCTCCCGTTCGGAACGCCATCATCGGCGCCCGGACTTGTTACAGCTCTTTTGATAGGGACGATTACGTTGATGAGAGGAATATAGGAGAGAACAACCGCAAACTACTTAGAAAGCTCATATCATTAGGCCACGAGTCAGTTATAGAGCACGTATCTTACACGTTCCGCATCAAAGGAGCCTCCCGAGGGTTCTTACAGCAGCTTGTTAGGCACAGGATAGCGAGTTACTCCGTGCAGTCAACGAGATATACGCTGAAAAGAATAGTTGCAGAGGATCTAAATTCTCCTGAAATACCAAACGTCACCGAGCTGGTAGAGAAATACTGTGTGATTCCTCCTGACTTCTCAATAGAAGATTATTTCGCTATGTATGAGATTCTCCAACAGGTCTTCAAGGCAGTAAAGCGTCACAACAACAATGACGTAGCCAAATACTTCATTCCAGAAGCCTGGAGAACAGAGCTTGTCTGGGCTGTTAATGCGAGGTCTTTGAGGAACTTCTTGAAACTAAGGCTTCACCCTGCAGCTCACTTTGAGATTAGACGAGTGGCTGAGCTGGTTGTTGAGGCACTGCCAAAAGAGCACTTGATACTGTTTGAAGATTTAGTAGGAGGTATGGAGTGAGCCAATAAACAAATAACCCTCTCCCCCACCCGTCCCCCTATTCGGCTTCCCTGAAAATCTGATAGGGAGGCTGTCTTGGATGTTTATTTAGGCCTCGTTTCCAGAGGCTCCAAAAAAGCAAAGGAAATAAGAAAAGAAGACTGGGGCGTCGTGCTCGTCCCGGAGCTCCGCCGTAAGTTCTGTCCACATACTTTTCCACTCTACTTTGTGGATAACGGAGCCTTTTCCTGCTGGAAAAACAAGGTTCCGTTTGATGATACAGCCTTCCTGAAAACACTTGAGTTTGTCGCCAGTATAGAGGAAGCTCCCCCTACCTTTGTTGTGGTCCCCGACAAAGTCGCTGAAGGACTTAAATCTTTAGACTTTTCTCTTTGCTGGTTAGAGCGTCTTAAAAGAGAATTTCCCAACTTTCGTTATGCTCTTGCTCTTCAAGACGGAATGAAGCCTAAACACATAGAGCCAGTTGTGCATCAGTTTGACTGGCTTTTCGTGGGTGGAACTACTGAATGGAAGATAAGGTGGGGAGAGTTCTGGGTAAAGTTCGCACATTCCCATAATAAGAAATGCCACATCGGAAGGGTAGGAACCGCCCGCAGAGTCCGCTGGGCAAGGAGAATAGGAGCGGATTCAATAGATTCCGCCCTTCCTTTGTTCTCTTTAGCTAAGTGGGAGAGGTTCAAGAGAGCTCTAACCCAACCTCTACATCCTGAACTATTCCAGGAGGTCTAAGATGAAACGCTGGCTCACTACAAAAGAGGCGGAAGAATATACGTCGCTTTGCTACAAGACCCTTAAGAAATACTACCTTCAAGGTTTTATCTCTGCTAAAAAAGCAGGCAATAAATGGCTCTGGGACAGAGAAAGTATAGACGCATTTCTCGGCGAGGACGATCTCAAAACAGAAGTTCTCTTGCACGAGGTTAAACAATGCGGTTAAATATCAATATGCGTCTATTCCAAAGAGAGAACGGCATCTGGTATGTAGAGTTCAGGCGTGGAGTAAAAAAGAGCCTTCGCACACGCAACAAAGCGGAGGCCATTCGCCTTTTTAACAAGCTAAAGAGGGAATATTTAGCTGGGAAGCTTATAATCCTTAAAGAGGGCCGGAAGGTTCTCCTCTCTGAGTTTATCCCAGAATATTTAGACTGGGCAAGGGAGAATCTTGCTCCCGCTACCTATCGCAAGAGGTTCTACGTCCTTAACAACTTCAAGGAGATAGTGGGGGATATCTACCTTAAATCCCTATCCCGTAAACACTTAGACGAATATATATCTCATCTATTAGCAACGGGAGTAACCCGCAGCACGGTTAACACCCACATAAGGCACTTAAAAGCTTCCCTCACCAAGGCAGTTGAATGGGAGTTTGTAAAAGAACACCCTTTTAGAGGTTACAAGCTCCTTAAGGTTCAGCAAAAGCCTCCGGTTTTCCTGCTCCCTGAGCAGATAAGTAAGGTTCTGGAAGTAATAGACAATGACTACTGGGCTTTTGTATTTAAGCTCTTTATCTACACCGGAATGAGGCTCTCGGAGGTTGTTAACCTCCGCTGGTCTGATGTTGACCTCAACAGAGGAGTTATAGTCGTTAGAAAAGCCAAAAACTACCAGAGCAGGGTTATACCTATTCATCCCCGCCTTAGAGAGGAGATAGAGAAAAGACTACCGGCCGTCGGCAAGCTGGTTCCCTACCACAAGGATTACGTCTATCACAAGCTAAAGGGTTATCTCAGGGAAGCAGGGTTTCCTAATGTCAGAGTCCACGACCTGCGACACACGTTCGCCAGCCTGATGGTAATGTCAGGAGTGGACTTAAAGACCGTGCAGGAGCTCCTCGGCCATCAGGACTACCGGACAACTGAAATATACGCTCATCTGGCTCCTGCTCACCTGCAAGATGCCATCAGGAAATTACCGCTCTGAAACACGTTTTTGCACCCAAAATGCACCCACCACCGATTAAAGGCATTGTGCTACAATAAAACCATGATTACTCGTAATGCCCAGGTCGGGGGTTCAAGTCCCCCCGCCAGCACCACTTGAAAATCAAGGAAAAACCAACTCTCACAAAGAAAATCTCCCTAAAACTTCACTTGGAATTATCTGGAATTTTTTGGAATTTTTCGGAACTTTTGGGTGCAGTTTTGCACCCAGAATGCACCCAGTTTTTCACCCAGTATAGAGAGTGAGTGTGCGGTTTATCCAGCCACGGAAGAATTTGCGGAGAGAGAAGTTCCTATCTGTTATTCTTTTATAATGCAGAAGTCTTTGAAGTAGGTAGTCTCTTAAAAGAAGCCCCGTGTGGCACTTAGCCACTGTGCTTATAGTGATAGGTCCTACTATACCATCAATTACGAGATTGTATCCCTGCCTATTTACGGCTCTTTGAAGAATTTGTCCTGCTCGCCTTATTCCAGTGTTGACAGCTGTGTCAAAGTGATAAATAGCAAGCTTAGGATGAACTGCCTCAAGGTCTGGGCAGCGGGCTTTCAGCCAGTAATCCCGCCAGTAAATCTCCTTGGCCTGCTCCTCAGTTAGGTTCTTTATGTTAAGGTCGGGGTATTCGCTTTTTGAAATGCCGAACTTTGTCTCTCCTCCTGGGTCGGCGGGGTCGTTGACGTAGCCGCCTTCAAATTGCATAAGAAGTTTAAAAGCCTTTTCAAAGGTCGGGGTCATTAGAGCCTCAACAGATGTTTGAAGATTTCAATCCCGATAGGCATCCCTACAGCACCTAAAGCAACTGCACCGTAGGCTACTCTCTTAAGGAACTGAATATCGGATTCCAGTTTCTCAACCCTGATTTCAAGAGCCTTTTTCTCCTGTTCAAAGTTCCTAAACATCGTGTCAAGCCTCACCTGTCCCTTAGCTATCTCTGCAAGTTCCTTAAGGGTTTCCTTGATATCCTTTATATCCCCGCCTATAACCTTGACCTGTGACTCAATCTTCGTATATCCAAGCTCAAGCCGTCTGAGCCTTTCTTCTATTCCATCGCTCATTTGTTCCTCCTTGCTACAGCGTCAGCAATGGTAGGAGCTACCTTTTCAACACTCCTGCCAATTACATAACCGCCAAGGCCTATTTTCAATAGACTCCACATATCCGGTGGGATAGCAAGCTCTTTAAGGTCAAACAGAGGAGCTATGATGTAGTTGTGGGCGATGATGTAGACAAAAACCAGCATCGTGATAGGCCGCCAGTTCCTCTGTAGCCAGCTGTGGCCGGTAGCTTCTGCAACGATGATTGCTTTCTGAGCTTCAAGCTCCTGCTCTATGCGTGAATACTCTTTAGTGAGGATATCCGTCTGTATTTCGGCCTTTAGCTTGTTAGCAAGGTCTTTATCTTCAACCTTCTGGTCTATGAGGTCAGCAACCTTGCTGACAACTGTGGTTACTACGGGGAGCCAGAACATTACGTAACTCCTTTCCTTACAAGCTTTGCGCCTAACAGCTCTATTTGTTCTTTAAACCTATCGGGAGAAACTTTCCAGCCCGGAATGTCCTTTGGTGCTATTTCGGCGAATACCAGTCCTTCCCAGCAGCCTTCAGAGCAGAAAAAACCGCCGCTGCTGGTGAAAAACGGAAGAACAAAACCTATAACGCCAAGGTAGTTGTAGGGGAACTTTCTATCCGCCAGCCAGCGGTAAAAGTGCATTGCTCTTTCGTATTGCTCATCCTCTACCGGAAGTTCCCAGATTTCATAAGGCGTTCCTGGCGTGTGGGCTGAGAAATCAGAGTATCTCCAGTGAACGTGGGGAATGCTACTCCAGGATTCTATTAGCTTCTGCTTTTCTTTATCTAAAATGGCTGCGTGGGAGTAGTTAGACCTTGTAAAAAACCTGATGCTTTTTGACAAAAGGGAGATTCCCCTAAACAGAACGAAGCGTAAAGCCTGCATTACTTAACCTCTACAAGCCTGCCTGACTTGATAAGTCTTTGAACCTGCGGTGCGTCTTCCGGGAGGTTTTCTGCAACTGAATTGGGATGGATGGTGTAGCGAGTTCCTTTGAACTCAAAAACCTCTATAAATCTTGAGAGAGAACGGTATTTCTTCGGTTTCTTCTGGACCGTTCTTTTGGATTGTTCAAGCCGTTTTTTAGCTTGGCTTTCGGCTTGAGGGTTTTGCACTTCATTTTCAGCCTGCACTTGAGCTTGAGCCGCTGTATTCTTCTTAGATTTAGCCACTTCTTGCCTCCACACCGGTTTCTTTCATACTACGATAGAAAGAGGCAATAAGTGGCATGATTTGACAGTTGACATAAGAGCAAAATGAGGCTGAAACTGTTCATACCCTCAAAACTAAAACAGCAAGCGGTTCTGATGGGAGGGAGTTAACGATGTTAGAAATATCCTTCCAGTTTCCTTCTTTATCCTTTACCCTATAAATAGTTTCTCCACTTGGGAATTTAACTTTTTCAAAGTATACGTGTTTGCCATTTATATCAGAGAAACACTGCATTGATCTTGGATTGATTTCGGAATATTCATCAAATCCCTTAATAAAGGGATGACTTTCTAAAGTGCCTGCCCAATATCTGCGACTTATGCTATTGTAGCGATCGTTTTCTATATATACCAAAGCCTCATGGTTACAAGCTTTACATGTTAATTCAAAGTTATCTCCCTCAAGAAACTCTACTTCTAAAACTTCCCCTTCAGAAAAAGTTTCGTTTCCTGTAAGAATAAAACATTCTATACTTTCGAATGAAGCATATTCAACCTCATCTGGGCAGTTTGCAACAAAATCAGTATCTCCAATACAATGAAGAAACACTTGGTTTGTGGCATTCCAGGAGCAGAACCTAAAATTTTCAACTTCGTCAAAAATTTCGTCGTATTGTCCAGCCTCCCTATGGAGAATAACTCTCCCTGCAGCGACTGCTCCATTTCCTAAGAGAAATTCTTTGTTCCCGACAGGAAAAACTTGGAAGCTTTTTATTTGGCCACACTTGTTTCCGATTAAATTCAACTCATTAAGCTTTTGAGTAATGACTGAATCGGAAGGAGGAGTGCTGGTTTGATGGATATTTATGATTTCTTTTTCTTTAACTTGATTAAGATCATACGATAAATACTGAAATTCAGCAAATTGCCCGCTTATGCTTTGTCCATAGTCATCTGCCGAGAACCCTTCATTTAAGTCTTTTATAAAAGCTATCTGCTTCCAGTCTTTAGCGTAGGGCGCATCTCCTAAACATGAGTTAAAACTGTATCTAAATCCCTGTCTATCTATAAACCCTGTATAGCAGTTATAGTTTTTAGTCAGTTTACCGAAGGGAAAAGTATAATCCTGTTCCCAGATATATCTTTGATATCTTGTGCCTTGCTGGAATTTTCCGGATTCTGTATCATACAAGTAATACCCGTAGACCTCGTAAATACGGTCATTTCTGTCCATCCAGTCAGGGCAGTATCTTTTGTAGATGAATATCTTCCTTAGATCAAAAGAAGGAGCTGCATATAGTTCAAATTGTTTATAGTAGGATGAATCATATTCAAGAAGCTTAAGTTCCTTTTTTTCCGGTAAATAGACAAAAAGATAAAACAGACTCCACCAACGTCTGCGCCAAAATGCTTTCCTGTCCACATTTATTGTAAAAATAGAAATGTTATACCTATTATCCGAACTACTGTAATATGCAGCATGAAAGTCCACATTAACCATTTCAGACCATTGTTCATCAAAAGCTGTTAGAAGATTCTCCCAGTCGCCGGTAAAACCCATCTGCATCAGACCTTTAACATCAAGCCCTGCTATAAGTTTTTCCTTTTCAACGTCGCAAATAGCGGCCTTTACTTCTCCGTTTTCGTCTTTGTATAAAAACATCAGGTTGTAACACACACAGGCCTTGAGTTTTTCTCCCGCTATTATTATGGGCTTTTGCAGTTTTTCTCCTTCCCTCCTGAATTTCACGTAAACGATGTCTCCCACTTCAAACGCCAGGGAACCCTCTTCAAGCGCCCCGTTTTCTCTCTTCTTTGCGTCCGGTCTGCAGTGATAGAAGATGGGGACTTTTTCGTATTTCTTTTGATTTTCCAAAAGCTCTATATCGGCGGTATCGTCCCCTCTGTAGATTGCTGTTATCTTTGCCTTCTTTATCCTTGAATCAACAGCTCCGCCTAAGTTTTCAATCTTTATCCTCGCCATTACGCCCCCTCACTCCAGAACCAGACAGGAACAACTATGTCCTTTTTGGGGTCAAGGGAGTAGCTGACTACTGAGTCGCTCAAGACCTGCCCACTGCCGACAGGCTCAAACTGTCCTGCCCTGCATGAGTCTTTCTCGGTATCTTTCATCCGGAAGCTACCGTTCTTGAAGATAATGCACCTTTCAGACTCTCTGTATTTAGCGTAGTCTGAACACTTGAGGAGATAAACCTGATTCCCCTTGAAACGAACTTTGTATCTCAGGTTGTCCTGCCCTATCCAGCTGTCGGGAAGTTCGCTCGATTCGTCCGTTATGTTTCCATCGTCGTCAACAAGGCAGCATGAGAGTATCTCGCCCGAAGTAAAGCAGAACGTCTCAAACCACGTGTAGCCGGCAATCCAGGGATTGCAGTTTCCAGAATACCCCCTCATATAGACCAGAAGAAGAATCAGCTCTCCCGGGAATGGCCTTGTTTCTGTGAAGTCTATAACCAGCGGCCTTCTGTAGGGTTCCCAGATGAATTCAAGCCTGTCGGTTGCCTGTCCCTTGCCGTGGAACTCAATGTTTGCCAGGGTTCCGGACACTTCTCCCCACAACTCCATTTTCTCTATTCCGCACATATTGATGTAGGGAATCTCAAACACAAGTTCGGGAAGAGGGCGGACCCTTTCCACAACCTGCGGTTCTTCCCCAGAGTAGTCCCACTCCTTTACCTTTTCGCTCTTCTGATACCACCTGATTTCTTTCATACACTCTGACGTGCAGGGGAGCTCCGGGTCGGGAGTTACAGGTTTTTTGCTTCTCAGGTTTCCGAAGTCGGCGACAAACCACCACTTTGTGAGCAGTTTTCCATCTATCTCAACCTCTTTAGAGGCAATACCAAAACCCACCTGCTTGAAGTTGCTGTTGAGGATGTTCTCTCTGTGATGAGGAGAGTTCATCCAGCCCGAGAACATTGTCTGTATTGCTTCTCTCTCTGTGAGAGCATCAGAGGCAACCCAGCCTATATTTTCCCCTCCTTCTATGTAGTCAATTCCAAAGAGCAGGAACCTTTCGGCTACCCCTCTTCCGAACCTGTCTGTATGGTCGCTGTGGTAGTAATCAAAGTTCTTCATATCCTCCGCAAACCACTGAGCAAGCCTGATCAGAGACTCATCAAGCTTCAAAGGTGGGCAGCCGGAGCAGAACTCTTCCCTTGCCTGGTTGTGTAGGCTTAACAGCTCATTGTTAATACGCAGAATAGAAGATTTAAAAGGAACCTCCTCAACGGAGTAGCAGAGTAGACAGTCTATTTCGCTCCTGCCTTCTGGGAGAATGTAAACCTCAACCTCTTCTTTACTGCAGTCAAACCCTGACGGACATAGGAGAACTTCTATCTCGTTATCGCTGCTCCCCGCACTTAAAGAACACTGCCTGTGCCTTATGCCGTTAGGTTGCCACTTCTCAGGTTCAAGGAAAACGATAATCTCAGCCATCGCTCACTATGAAGTAGTCGTTTTTAATGTTGTCTTCATCTGTTGGCTGGTAGCCCTCTTTCACCACTCTCAGGGAATGCTTGCCTACAGGAACTTTTCCGAGGTTAATCCTGCCACTGGAATCTGTCAGACCGACAAACTTTCCGTCTACATATACCTTTGCTCCTTCAATAAAAGCCCTCGTGCAGGCGTCTTTTACAACTAAAACAACCTCTTTTTTCTTTTCTACCCAGCTAACGTTTATGTAGGCTGCTCCTGTCTCTTTTTGAGCAACGATGAGCTGGGTTCCCTCCCTGTCGCAGGATGCAACAAGCTCGTCGTAGTATGTTCTGTAGCTTACCCTTAAGACACCCGTTACTTTTTTTGTAAACGTTATTCTGCTGCCGTCTACTCTGACCGTGCCGTTTCCCCAGTGTTTTCCAAGCCACTCAACAGAAACGATTTCAGAAACAGGGTATTTTGTTGCGGCAGAGTCGGAATTAACAACCAAAATGTCTTCCTCTACCTCAAGGGGAAGATTTTTGGCACTGAACTCAACGGAACCCATGTTGCAGAGAATCTGCGGATTGGCGCCTGCCGGGAATAATCTCAGGTAAGCATTCTGCCCCGGCGGAAATCGGGTTAGCCCGTTGTTCTTCTCCTCGTCAAGTTCAAGTAGTAGATTGCCAGATTCAACATTCTGAGTAAAAGTAACCTTCAGGCTGTTCACTGTTCCTCCGCAAATACCACAACTAAAACAGGGTATTCGGGTTGGGGCTTCTTAGGCAGCGTTATGTAGTAAAGGTCATACCTACTGGCATACTTCACTTTTGCTATTCCGATCTTTCCTGAAGAGGGGTCCACATCTTCAGAACACTCTAAAGTAAATGTGTCTGTTTTCGTGATATTACCGAGGGACTTTCCGAACCAATTTGTTGAAAGCAGGGAGTTAATAGGTTTGGAAACTTTTACCTGTTTGCTGTCAACAAACTGAACAAACTCCTCTTCAGTAGAAGATATAGAACCAACTTTAACCACAGAACCGTCGGTAGAGTTTATCTTATAGTTCCCTTCTGAGTAAACCCGGAAATAGGCTTTATCTCCGTATACAAACCTTGCCTTACCTTTGTTCTTCTCCTCGTCAAGCTCAATAACAATGTTTTCAGCGCCCTCGCCGACCTTTGTAAATGTTATCGTTATTGAGGCCATAGTATTACCTCCAGGTCCTGAAGAACCTTTAGGGGATTAGAACTGATTGAGATTGACGAACTTACAACAACGCCCCTGCCCCAGGGGGTTAAAACGTTAAGACCTTCGCAATTTAAAAGCTCCTCATCAAAGGGAACCGTAGCCGTCAGCCTCCACAGTCCTCTGCGTTTAATCAGTTCCTGTTCGGCTCTCTTCCTTGCTGCCGAAGCCTCTACAAGGAGAGGTTCTTCTATGGTTTCGATTCTCTGAGCGCTTCCTTCAAAGACAGTAACGCTGTTTTCGGTTTCAACAGAGCAGTTAAGGGCTTTTCCTTCCCGGTAGTTTGTGACCTTCCATACATCACAAACAGTTCTGTATTTCACAACGGCGATCCTGCAGCCGTCACAGGTTACTGTCTGGCCGTTTATCTTCAGCCATGGTGGAGCTTCAACTATCTCCAGGACAGGTTTTGAGATAGTCCCCCTGCCGTCTTCCATCGTTATCGTTTCCTCTACTGTCTCAACTATTCCCTTGCTTTCTCTGTAAAACGAGTCAGCCGTTGAGGAGAACGTGTAAGGAACGAGAGAGTAGACCTTGACGGCAACCCACTCTCCAACCTTTGCAACGGTCTTTTCCGCCTCCACGAAAATGGGAGAGAAACCTGAACCGCCGAATACTACCTTTACTCCATCCGCCGTTGTCGGTCTCTTTTCAAGGGTTGCCGAAAGTATCGTGCTGAGGCGGTAAGACGGAGAATCTTCTTTAAACGGATAAACGGCGTAAATCCTGCCGTCCGGCATTGCACGAAGCTTCCCGCCTATTGCCTCCACTACCCTCTTTGCAAGCTCAAGGGGATATCCCTCTTCAGAGAAGTTCTTAACCCAGAAGTCATCTATTTCCCAGACAACTTCAAAGCCTTCAAGGAGCTGGCTTACAACCTCTGATGCCCTTGCAAGGCCAACTGTTATCTTCTTCTTTACTGCAAAAGGTTCATAAAGCTTTGCCGCCCTACTTCTTCCCCATACTGTTGTGGAGCAGGACTTTTTGTCCTGGTTAATTTCTTCTCCGATAAAAGAGAATTCTTTGTTTTCTATTTTTACCTTTAGACTTCCAGCTGGAACGTAGCTGTCGTCTGCAATTCTTACCTCACAATCGCTTAAAACTTCCTCTCCGTAGAGGTTGATTGAGCATTCTGTAACTCTGTCCGATATATCAACGCCGGCTACAAATACGGAAACGTTGTAGGAGAGATGATAGTTGGCGTCTATTGAGTTTTTGGCAGTAAAAGACCTGAAGATGCCGTCGCTGATGTCGTTCCTGAAGTTCTCAATTCTGCCGTAGTAGTAGTCAATAGACCCGGCAAATGTGTCGCTGCGGAACAGTCCGTCTCTCAAGCTGCTTTTCAGAGTTTCAGCTCGTTCCTCAAAAAGAAGAGAGTTTGAGAACGTGTATTCCCTGCTGCCTATACCTTCCATTAGTGCGTTCAGATATGCAGAATCGGTAAATAGGGCATCTCTCAGGCTGTTTTCCCAGCTCCTTGTGGTTTCAATCGGAATTGGCAGGTGGAATCTGTGTTCTACCTCCATGCCTGCCGTGGCTGGGAATTCAGACGTGAACTCTACAGGAAGGGAGCAATTTGAAGAAAACACTTTATCAAAGGCAATGAAACCTCCTTTGAGTGTGAAAATTTTCCCTTCCTGTTGTTTGAAAGTGAAAATGTAATTAGCAGCAAGGGAGTGAGGTAAGTTCAGTTCCCCTGAACCAGACAGAGAGAAACATCTGGTTTGTTGCTGGTTGACTCCCAAGGCTCCTGAAAGTCCAAAGCTTTTAAAAATCTCTCCGAGGTAGAGTGAAAAACTTGCCTCTGAATACAGAGAACCTATCTGGGATGGATAGCTATGTTTTCCATCTTCACCCAGGCAGCCCTTAAGTATTCTTTTTCCCTCTCCAAAACCATTAGAAGCGTAGACATCCATGCTCCCGAGAAGCTCTCCTACGTGAACAGGGAAAGACAGAGTTTTTGTAAGAGGCTTTCTGCGGCCGAAGAGAATTACCGTCATCAGACCACCGCAATGTAGATTTCTGCACTGCCGGATTCAAGCAGGACGGCAATCTCTTTAGCTCCAAGGCAATCAAAAACAACCTCTTCTCCTACGTAACTGCCGCCATCCTGCACCTGCGTGGCGTTTACTGTTACAGCTTTAGATGCGCTAATAGTTCCGTTTGCATCTCCCTTTAAGAACCTGATATCTGCCGAATCACTCGAAGACGAGAACCTCAAGCTGACAACGGCCTTTGAATAGCCTGCCGAAACTACGTATTCTCCTGAGCTGACAGGTTGGAAAACGAGGGGAGCATTCTGAAGGGCTACGGTTTGGATGAAAGAGCCTGCTTCACCCTGTATTCCCCTGACGGGAACGTTTTCTCCTGTCTTGCTGTCCTGTATGTTAAGCACTGGAATAACTATCTCTTCTTCATTATTTTGAAGAAAAAACAGCATTGTCAACCTCTAATTAATATGCTGGACTTCCTGGAATACCTTGAAGATAGGATATCCAAATGTTTGCATTAAGCGTGATTTCGTAATTTTCTCCGGTTTGGTCAGTTTGATTTTTTACGTTTATCTGAATATCTATACTCTCGTAATTAGAACAGTCTATACTGAAAAATCCTACATAGAGCACGGGTTTAGAGGTATCAAGGGGAACTTTTTCTCCGAAATAAACATCAGAATTACTTCCATCCCATCTAAGTAAATCAATAAGTGTGTTACTTCTATAAAAATCACACGAAATACCCACCTGACAGCGGTCTATACTATTTGATTGGTCTGGAGTAACATTCTGGGATGAGTAAAAATCAAGCAATAAAACCTTGGCCCCTCTTACGTCAAGATCTTTAACAAAAATACTTGCTGTCTGTCCTGGGGAGACAGTGATGCTCTTCTCTGCTACTTTCACAACAGGGGAGATTTGCACAAAGCTCTCTAAGAGAACTTCTCCATTTCTAATAACCCAGAAATCCTGTCCGGCGCTAAGTTGCTTAATTTTAAATACATCATTCACTCCCATTTCAACCTCCTCTACTCAACAAAGAGTTCTGCTTTAACAATGTTGTTTGGCTCTCTTTCGATGTTTGGCGGAATGACCTCCTTCCACCATACTGCCTTTGCAGCAGGGTATGTTTTGAACGTCACCGTGTCTCCGGCCTGCCAGCTTCCTCCCCAAGCTGAAGCAGGTATCGTGAAGTATGGTTTATTTGTTACGGGGTTTATCGGTGAGTAGTCTGAGTTTATGCTCCCGTTGGGAAGATTTCCTTCATAGTTTCCAGAAACCGTGAACGTTGTGGAATCCTGAAACGTAATCGTCCACTCATCGTAAACACTCATGTTGTCAAGGGCCACCTGAGAATCGTCAAACGTTCCACTTGAAGAAGTAACGGTAACGTCTTTAAGTTCTGGTTTCAGGTCTCCAAGGGATAAGCAGACTCCGGCGGTCGTGTTTGAGGCAGAGTAGTTGTATGGAACCTGGTCGGCGAGCTCTATGGTTGCAACGTTGCCGCTCCATGTAGCGCAGGACTTTACATACTGGCAGGAGATGTCGGTTCCGCTGTCTGGAGCCGTGTCAAACGTAAGGGAAAGCTCTCCTGTCTGGTAGTTGATGCTTCCTGTAAGGTGAGGACCGCTGATATTCCCTTTGCCGTCATCAATCGCTGTGTAGGACGTTGAGTTAATCGTGTAGGTTATTGAAACGCTCCCCTTTTCTACCGGGACGTTAGAGAGGGTATAGGAAAAAGAGGTCGTTGATCCATCTCCCGCTGCTGCAGTTTCAGTGTATTCCTCCTTTTTCGTCTTTACCCAGCAGATGTTATTGCCATCGCTGATGCAGATGTTAGTATCAGAGGGTATGAAGAAGTCATCGGCTTCAAAGAGAACCTGAATCTGCGTTGCCCCAGCCGAAACGTCTGCATAGAGCTTTCCCCCTCCTGTCCAGTCCCAGGCATCTTCTACATCTGCCTGGGTATCTGTCTGCGTTCCAGCCCTTATGTAGAACCTGTCTCCGCCGTTAGAAGGCTGGATAATGCAGTATAGAAGGCCGTAGGCAGGTTCGTTGTCGCTGTTTGTGTTGGCTATAAACTCCTTTCTGAACCTCGTGTAGCCGTTAATCCTTTCCTGATAGGTTACTCTCGGGAAGAGGTTGTATTTGACGTTATCCGGGATTTCAGAGGAGTAATCAATTCTTCCTCCGTTTTCGGGAGTGTCTGTAACCTTTTCACTCCTGAAGTGTTTAATGTCGTCAATTGTAAGCATCTCAAACCTCCATCAGCTTAATCGTTCCGTAGTAGTAGTCTCCGATAGAAGGGTTGGGCCTCGGAATAATTGGAGAAACATCAATGACGGGAGGGTCTTCGTGTCTGAACCTTACCTGAGAGACAAAATCCTCATAGACAAAGAGGTAAACTGCGCCGGGAACTGATGCCATCTCAAGCAGAGCATCAACCTGCTCCTGAGTAAGCCAGCCCATATCCTCGTATGCAACGAGGTCTATAGGCCTGCTGCCAACGGCCTGAGAGAAGACGACCTCATCTCCGTCAATTGTCCTTTCAACGTCAGCTACCACTTTCGGGTAAAGGTATCTGTTTTCCCAAATGATGTTGTCAGGGAGTTCTAAGTCTCCAAGCTTTATCATGCCAGCCTCAACCTTTTTCGCCTTAGCTGTTTTTCAAACTCGGCAAGCGCTTCCTTTGTAGAGAATCCCTCAAGCTCGGCGCCTGCGATACTTATCACAAACTTTTTATACGTCTTTTCGGCAATGGACTTGGCAGTAGCTGGCAGTTTAGGAAGTTTGAGGGAGTTGAGGGCGTGGAAAAACCCAGCGCCGAACCTTGCAACAGCTTCTTTTCTGATCACGAACTCTCCCGGCTCAAGTAGGGCGTGAACCTTGTCTCCGCCTCCCCATCCTCCGGGAACAATTCCGACCAGCCCTCCTGTTCTGTGGGCCTCAACTTCTCTTTTCTGAATCGTAAGGGTTACTGTTTTATCCCTTATGTTCTCCCAGTAGTTGATGATTTCGTTTATGTTGCTGTCAATGGTAATGTTTATGTCTTTGTCTGAAAGCTTTTGATACTGTTCTGTAACTTCTGATAGAGCCTCTTTCAGTGCATCAATCTTTTCCTGAATTGTCTCAAGCTTTTTCTCAACCTGCTCCTTTTGAACCTTTGCTATCTCCTCATACTTTTCTTTTACGAGTTCAAGCCCTTTGAAGCCTTTTTTGCTTGTCAGCTCATCGTAGGAACGTGCCATGTCTTCAAAGAGCTTCTTCGCTTCAACGAGGTATCTTTTAGCCTCTTCAAAGTTCTGCCTCTGTGCCTCTTCCTCTGCCTCGGCAACATATTTGAAAGCACTCTTCTCTACAAACTTCTTGTAAAGGTCCTGCAGCTCGTATAGTGTCTGCTTTACGGCAGGTTCCGGTATAACGTTGCTTTTCCCGAGTTCGTCAATAAGCTGCTTTGTCCTCTCGTAGAGGAGCTGGGCCTCCTGGAAGTTCTGTTTCTGTATTACAGACTGAATCTTGTAAATGTTTCGCCACGCCTCGTCATACATATCAGCGTAGCGCAGGGATTCAATAAGCTTTGAGCGCCTTATGTCTGCAATAGTGTCCTCAACGTTGCGGACGAAAGAAACTCTGTCTTCTTCAATTTGTTTCAGCTCTTCCTTCAGCCGGCGCTGTTCCTCTACCGCCTTTTTCAGTTCTTCTTCAAGTTTCAGGCCTTCTTCACGAAGAGTGTTCAGTTTCTGTTCCTGGTCTGCAGCTTTCTGTTTTTCCTGTGCTGTTTTTTCGGCGGCCTCTGTCTCTTTCCTTTGAAGAGTAACTCCCTTTTTCTGTTCTTCGTTTTTCCTCTTTACCTCTTCTTCAATCTGTCTGTAAGCTTCCTCGTTTATTTTCAGGGCCTCATCAAGCTCTTTTATAGCCTGTTTTGCTCCTGAAAAGTCAAAAGTCATAGCTTTGAAGGCTGCGATTGCGTAGTATTTAATGCGCAGAAGTATTGCAACGATTTCCTTTCCGAGCCATCTAAAAAACTTGAACTGTCTGAGCCACTTTCCAATTTCCCAGCCGGTGGCAAACGCCAGAAATATCTCGTTAATACTTGACGCCAACACCCTAAAAGATGCAGCCAGATTTCTCACGTAAACACGGGTATTGCGCAACCTTTTTACAGTTGTCACAAAACCTGCAAGCTTTAAGCCTGTTCCTTTTACTGCTGCCGAAAGTAAATTAAAGGCCGATGAGAGGAGTTTCATGTAGAGGAGCATCTTTAGAATTTCAGGTCCGGCTGTAGCGATAATGTTCCCTGCTAACTTAACCAGAGGAGAAACCAGAGAGAGAATCTCTTTCAGCGTTCCGGCAACGTCCTTTAATACTTTTCCTATCTTCTTTGAGAATTCAGTAAACTTTTTCTCAGAGAAAAGAGAGGTTAATTCCTTGTTTAGCGATGAGAAAAACTTCTTGAGGGCGTCAAATAAACCGCTCTTTTCCATAAAGTCATTTATTGCATTTGTAAGGTTGTCAAAGAAGTTTGAGAGAACACCCCGGAATGTTTTCATCTGCTTCAACATTCCATCTTTAAACCGCTGCCCCCATATCTCTAAAAGCGCATTTTGAATCTCAACGCCTGTGTTTTTGACAGTTTTTGCCATCTGCTTGCCGTTCTGAACCCACGTAAAGGTAACTTCCTCTGCAGTTGCTTTTGTTTTTATTCCGAACTCTTTCAGCCTTTCAAATTCTCCAGTCATGGCATCGGCAAGGGCTTCAACTGCCTGCATGAGCCCTTTACCCATTGAGGCGGCCGTATCGCCGAGAATTTTCAGCGTTTTTGTTCCGTCTATCCCATAGGCGTTAAGCCTTACGAAAGCTTCTGTTATCTCTCTAAGCTGGTATGGAGTTTCTTTTGCGAAATTCCTTATCCACTCAAAGGCTTCTTTTGCCTTTTGAGAGCTCCCCAAAATCGTTTCAAGCTGAACCCTATACTGCTCAAACTCCGCAGCTGTATCTACAAAGTGTTTGCCGATTTCAAATGCGCCGAAAGCGCCGATGACACTTCTTATCCCTGATTTCAGTGATTCAATCTCTTTGTTGAGCTTCTCAATTCCCGATTCGGCCTTCTTAGACTCCCTGCCTACACCGGAAAGCCCCTTCTCAAGCTTCTTGGAGCCGTCGACAGCCTTTTTGGTTGACTTTGAAAGCTCCTCTATACCCTTTTCAAGTTTCTGTGTCCCCGCAGCAGCATTAAAGGCTGAGGCCTTGAGTTTCTCAACGTCCTGCTTGATTCTTGCTAAGACCTCAGCCCCTACCTGCTTTACCTCTATGATGAACTCGAGAACGTTATTCGCCATCGCTCAAGACCTCAAGCATTTCCGTAAACGTCTCCCAGCCGTAATCCCAGGCCCTGTGTCCACGCTGACACAGGGCATCAACGGCAAGCAGAACGGTTTTTCTGGTAATCACTTCTCTCCTGTTAGCTGGCTTTTTACTTCCGTGAAAAAAACTCCGTTTACCTCAACAAACGCCCTGATAATCGGCACTATATAAGACATTCCATAATCCAGAACCTTTTCTTTGAGGGATGTGCAGTTAACCAAAACTTCCTTGACCCGGTCGTAGTTCCTGACAAAGAGGTCTATCAGCTCTGCCTCTGTAAAGCTCTTTTCAAACAGCTCCTTCAGAACGGGAAGTATGAGAACAACCTCTTTGGGAGTAATCTCGTAGACGGTTACCTGTTCATCCCCTACCTGAATTGTCTTCTGCCTTCTCATCTAACCTCCCTTGAAAGGGCAGTAAAGAGCCTCTGAACGTCTTCCTGCTTGACAAAGGAGCCTGTAAACTCAACAGTTGCCCAGTCCTCCGTTATCAGTGAAAGGTCTCCGTTGGGCATAAGCTCAACAGTTCCTCTCACATCAACGACAGCTCCTGTTGCAGGGTCGGCAACGAAGTAAAGCTCCCCTCTTATGCTCGTCTTCACTCCTGCGTCAAACTTTGTTGCGCCGTCAACGGTTCCGTAAGAACCTGTGATGTGAATCGTGCTGCCGTTTGCGATGTTTCCGCCGGGAATGATGTAGATGAGGCCTGCCTTCCTATCTAACGTGTAGTCAACTCCCTCAACGTATTCTGTTGAATCGGTTTCGTCTTTTACGGAGATGTCGTCTCCGAGGTTATACTTGCCGACCTCAAACCACTTACCCTGCTCAACTGTCAGCTCAACGGGAGTGGAGAAGCTCCCCGCCGTCTGGGTAAAGGTAGAGGAATCCGCAAGGAAGAACTTTTCAAGGTTCTCTTTTGAAAGCTCGTCTGCCGTAAAGGAAAGGTTGGCTGCAAGGGATACGATTATCTCCTTGTCCTTCACTTTGAGGCCGGACCTTGAGGAAAAGTGTTCTTTCTTCTCAACCGCAAACGTTACCTTGAAGTCCGTAACGTTTCCAAAGTCCTCAAAGCCTGAAGAGCCTTGAGGCTTAAAGAGCAGCTTTCCCCTTCCAAGCGTGTAAGCTCTCGTTTCTGCCATCATTTACCTCCTAAAAACGTCAGTGTTATCTTTCTGAAAAGTCTCCTCTCATCCGTTCCAAACTCCCTAATAGAGTACCTTGTAAGGTTTAATCGCTTTAAGGAATTGAGAACATCGTCAATAAGCTCGTAAGACTGCCTCCTTTCATCCTCGCTGTTTGCTACTTTTAGCGTCACGATGTAAAGCGCAAAGTCAACGAGCCTTTTGAGGTGCCTGTTCTCAACCTGTCCCGTTTCCCCTTCATACTTCAGAAGTGCTGAGGGTTCTGTGAGGGTCTTCAAAAGTCCCTCCATGTCGTCTCCGTTCCACAGGACCACCCTCTTAAAGCCAGCTCCCTGCAGTATTTCAGCTATCCTTTCCTCAAGCTCTGCTATCATTTACGAACTCCTCAATCATCCGTCTGATTTCCCTCTTGTCTTTCTCGGCAGCGTAGAGGAAACGCCTTGCAGGTATCTGAACAGCCTCCTTCCTTATGAAGAAGACCTTTGTGGTTTTCCTCTTTCCCTTACCCTTTGTTCCCATGATTGCCCTATCCGTGAAGAAAATCCTCCAGCCCTGCCTCTTTAAATCTTCAATGGTTGCTGCAACTCCTTTTCTCTCAACACTTTTCCTAATTCTCCAGCCGACGGGAATGGCAAGTTTCTCGGCCCTTTTGGGAGTTATCCTTGCTCCGTTCTGCATGACGTCTGCAAATGGTCTGTCCGTTCCAATAACAACGGAACTCCCTTTTACCTGATAGTGGATACTCTTGATAAGCCTTCCCGTGTCCTGAAGCGTTCTGTTGCCCCTTTTGTTTAAAACGGTTAAAGGGCTGTCTGGCGGAGGAACTCCCTCCTTAATCCGCCTCACAACGCTGCTGACCATGTAGTTGCCTATGTCGTCAAGGAGCTTCCTGAAATCAAGCTCCGGTATCTCAAGGTTTCCATTGACCCGAATTCTCATCACTTGAACCCGTGCCAGTCAGGTTGCGGTTTTGCCACTCTGATAACGGGAGCAGTTGAGGCTGAACCTTCTTCAGTTATCCCTAACATTGCCGAAAGGAGCTGCTCTGCCTCTTCCCTGTTTGCCTTCGCAACTTCCCAGTCCTGCGAATATGCGTAAAGCTCGTAGAGGGTTCTCTTGATTACTATCTCCCTTTGAACCTCGTCTTCTTCATTGAGCTGCATTCCCCTTGCCTTCAGTGCAGCGAAGAGCCAGATACGGGCGGAGTTGATTGCCCTCTCAATCACAGAGTCATCACCGCCTGTAACTGCCTGAAGGTCATCTGTCAGAAATCGCTGCTTTATTTCATCAACCGTTACCACTACTTGACCTCGTAGGGAATGATGAACTGTTCAGGCAGCTTTGAAGCCCTGTCTATCGGGATGAATACCTTGCCGTTTTCAATGTCAACTCTGTAAGGAATCAGGGATGCAAGCACTTTGGCTTCTTCTGGAATCTGTCTGTCAAGCGTAAATGAGGCCTCCAGTTCCCAGTATGTTGGAACATGTCCAACACGGTTGTTGCCGTAGTCTGCAACAATTAACACGTCTTCTGAGTACGGGAATACGTCCCACACATCCCAGACTGCTCCGAGGGAATAGACATCGCTCTTCCTGTCCTCCCACCTTGCAAAACCGTAAACTCCTACAAGGTCGTGGGTTGACCTATCAAGAATGGCAATTTTCTTAGGTCCCTGAAGTGTTATGTAGAGCAAGGTATCCGTGACATAAATTCCCCTCGGGTATATGGCTCCTGCGTCTATTCCGTTGGGTTTGAAGTAGGACGTTTCGTAGGAGATAGAGAGGTCGTCTGCAAGGGAAAACTCAGCAACCAAGTGATCACTATAGTAGGAAATAAAGAGCTTCCTGTCAGGTGTAATGAAAGCTCTCACAGGGTTATGGCACTCAAGAAACCATGGATACCTGTTGCCTTTATCCGCAAGGAGGGTCTTGATAAATTGGCCATTTTCCCCATCATACACAGATACGTGCCCATGGTTTGTACCTCCATCTCCGTATCCATTGAAGCTGACTACGATGAGGTTACCGTCCACCCAGAGAACGTCTGTAGGGGACCAGAGCCTTCCATCTGCAACGTGTCCGGCATTGCCATCACCTATGGTGTAAAGGTGTTCAAACGTAGAGAGTCTGAATACGGAGACGCACTGTCTCCACTGCATACAGATTGCGATTCTGTCGTTTGAGAGGTCAACGTCAAAGGAGTGAACGTAGGCATATCTATCTGTGGGATTACCCGAGGAGAAGGGTTCTCCCCATTTGCCGACCCAACCCAGGAAGCTCCAGTTCTCGTCAAACTTTGCAATCTTCTGATATACAGAGCTTATCCAGAACTCGTTTCCTATCTTTTTGATTCTGGTTGGCCTCCTTACCGTTCCGTCTACGATTCCGGAAACGGCAAAAGCCGAAAGCTTTGGAACATCCTCTATCTTGGCAACGGCAAATCCTCTGTCTTGCTGATCTGCCTTGATGAGGAGTTCCACCATATCACGGGTAAGCTGGATCCTCCTCAGAGAGGAGGGATCCTTTGAAAGAAGTTCGAGAAATTCCCTTGCAACCCCCATTACAGCACCTGCGCCCAGCAAATTGCCTTAACGATTGGAACCGGGAGAGGCTTACTCTCAGCCTGAATCACAAAAGAGGAACCGTCCTGCGTCTGGTAAGAGGAGATGAACATCGGAACGGCCTGAAGACCGGCCTTGAAGTTGTCAACGGCAAGGTAGAAGAGAGTGAACCCGGCGTTCTTATCAAAGGCAACGAGCTTGTTATCCGGAACTACAGGTTTTAGAGTGCCGTCGGGAAGTCTGTACTTCTGGTTAACCATCTCTATCGTGTAACCGAAGAGGTTAATCTTGTTGCCGCTGACTTCCGGTTTTGGGACGGTGTTAGTGCTGAGGTCCTGAACTTTCCCTACAAGCTCCATGAAAGCAGACTTTCCTGCCCAGAAAGTAACGTTCTGAGCTATCCCTTCTTCCTGGAGAACGGCCTCAATCTCAACAAGCTGGTTGTAAACATCTTTCAAAGATGCAGAATCCCATGTAGAGGACGGCGTGTAGGAGAGGGGAGAGCCGAAGTCTACCTCGTAAGTATCGTTCTGCCCGTTTTCAAGCCTTATCGGGTAGCTGATTTTACCGGTAAGGGACTGTGCAGCGAGGGCTTCAGTTGTAGCCCTTATCTTCCTCCTCAGGATATCAAGTTTTTGAGCCATAAACGCTCTGTACCCCTGAGAACCCATAGACTTGAGGTTGTTAGCATCAACGGCGGTGACAGAATCCGTTACCTTAATGGGTTGAGGCTCAATGTAGGTGATAGAAGAGTCTCCACCTGTGACGGGAACGCCGGGAGTTCCCCTCCTCACAACGGGAACCGCACCGGTTACGTCCTGGACTTCCTTGATTCCTATCTGAGGGAACGGGTGATTGACTCTTCTCGTATAAACCTCATCAACTACTTTCGTCTTCAGCGGCGGTAGGGTTTTAACTACCTCGGCGATTATCTTCTGATTCTGCAAAAGTTTCTCAAGCTCAATCATTCCTTACCTCCTAACCAATAGCGTAAATTCCGATTTTTGAAAGCTTTGCAAGGTCTCCTTCGCTAACCGTTCCGCCTGCTATAGCGAGCCTTTCCCTGAACACAACCCCGTGGACGAGAACGTTGCCTACGGTCTCTTTGTCGGTATCTATCCCCTCAACCAAAACTCCTACAGGTTCAGCCGTTGAATCGGTAGCGGAAGGATTGTAGGGAACCACAAGGTTGTTAGAGTCAACTGCAACTATCGTTCCTCTTTCAAGAACACCCTGACCGGCCTTGATGGACTTGGAAAGAATTACGGCAGGGTGCCTCTCCTCACTGTAAACCGCTTCTTCCGGTTTAGGTGGAGTGTATGTCCCGATAACTCCGTTCACTGGCATGCTATCCTCCTTTAAAGAACTTTCAGCATTTCATCTGCAAGGTTTGTGCTGTCTTTAGCCGGGTCTCCAAAAGAAAACTCATCATCAAGACCCCTGACTTCTGGCAGTGCAGAGAAAAGCTCCTCTAAAACGTCAAAGAGGTCTCTCTTCTTCTCGTCAGAAAACTCAAGCTTTCTGTCTGCCTCTACCTTGTCGGCATACTCAAGGACGAGCTTGATCTTGTCGGCGGGAATTTTGCCCTCCATGGCTTTCTTCAGTTGTTCCTTTCTCTGCTCCCTAAGAGCTTTGCGGTAGGCTTCAAGCTCTTTCTTCAGAGAGTCTGCAAACTCAGACTTCTTTTGAGCTTCCTCGTATTTCTTCTGAAGCTCCTCATACTTTTTCATTAGCTCCTCAAAAGTCATATCAGAACCTCCGTCTGAAAAGTTCTTCTTCTCTTTTGCCTTCTCTATCCGCTCCCTGAGCTTTTCAAGAACGGGTTTAACTACCCTTGCAAGGGACTCATCTACCTTCACGCCCCTTGCACCATTGATGTATGCGAGACCTGCTGAAACGGCTTTAGGAACTATCCTGATCTCGCCGTCTATGACGTCGCAGAACGGGAACTTGTATTTAGAATAGCTTTGAGGGGTTTCTTCTTCTGAAACGTCAACAGCCCCAACGCAAGTCTTAAGTTTTGTCCAGCCGAACTTTTCAACGATTCGCTTCTTAGCAGCGTCAGGATCCCAGGAAGTATCCGGTGGCGCTATCGGATAACCGGTTCTGGCAAAAGACTTCCACTTTGGAGATGAGGAAAACTCAAAAGTCTCTACCCCCTCGTCAGACATCTCAAGAACTTTTAACCCCTTAATTCTCGGGGGTACGGCTCCCAAAAACGCAAGGTGGTGAAGGTACCACTTGCCCTCTGTGTTTTTCCTGAGACCTATTGACCATTTACGGTATAGGCCGAAGTCGTAGGCTTCTTTGAGGGGTTCAGAGAGCTCTACGTTGCCGTAGAGAGTTTTTCCATCCTCCGAAAGCTCAACACTCTTTACCCAGCCAAAGGCAGGCATGTGGTCGGCTTTGAAATGGCCTAAAACTATCGGAACCTCATCTTTGAACGTTTCAATGACCTGCTTTAGATGTTCTTCTGTCAGGATTTGACCGTTCCAGTTGCCTGTTTTTGCAAGCTCTATCCTCAAAAGCGCCTCCGGTAGGCTTTTGATTTCAGGATAGAGCAGAGAAAAAAGAAAAGTGGCAGGAATTGGCAGGGTTAAGCAGGATGGCGGAAGTTTTGAGAAGAAAGGGAGGGGTAGTTCAAAATTTTGAAATGGTAGGAAGAAAAATTAGACGAAACCGGCAGGATTAGGCAGTGGCTTTTTCAGAAAGAGACTTTCGGGCTATTTCTGCAATATCTTCAAGAAAGGCTTTCGCTATTTTGTTGTAAGGAGTTTTAGGTTCTATGTCCTTAACTTTTTCCCAAGTTGCAAGAAAGTTTCTATCAGCTTCTTCTAAGGTGGCAAGCTCTTCAGGAGTAAGGAGATGTTTATGTTTCTCCAGGTCTTGCCTAAAGGATGTAGCTTCATTCATATCATAGTCTATACCAGGGTCATCAATAATTCTATCTGCTGTTATTCTCCTGCTTCTTATCTCGTAAAGCCTTAAGTATTCTTTCAACTTTAGCTTTAAGCTCTTCATTTGTCTTCCCTCTGTGAATTGCAAGGATTTGTTTATCCCTTTTGGCCTTGCGGATATGGCTGTCAAAAACCTCCTTCAAAGGTTTGGTTACTTTCATACTTGAAATTATACGTCCCTTTTCTGTCAGAACAACCATCCATTGACGTTTCCTGTCGTAGAGAATTCTGTCCCATGATCTCTCGTAAACTTCATAATACACCCCTGTGTAGTAAGCAAAGGTTTCTAATGTTTTCTCAAGGTAATCTCTCCAACCGGAAATCACTCCTTCCTCAAAGCGGTCTCCCAGGTGATTGATATACGTCCTCTCACTCACCCACAACTTCTTGAAAGATTTCTCTGGTTTTTGAAAGTCAAACTCCTTCAGCAGTTTCAAAAACTCCCGTTCCGCCTTTTGCTGTTTCTCTATAATCTCCTCCGCATCCCGCAAATATTTCTCCACTTCCCTGTACTCCTCGCACCAGTCATCAGAAAGATTTTTCTGGCAGAGTCCCTTAGCCTTCTCCAGAACCTTATCTTTTAACCCGTATTTTATGACTCTCTTAGCCATAGAGCCCGTTAACTTCCACCAGCTATCAAGCGGACTCCCGGCAAAACCTTCCGGAACCGGCGGGATGTCTTTTGGCTTTCTTACCCTTGCCCTCTTAGCCTCGCTGGAGCCTTTGAAAATCGCCCTCACGGTTGAACGGCAGTTGAAATGATTGGGGGGAGTGTATGTTGCCCAGAACGGGTCATCAGGCGGTAATTTTGTTCCGTCTAACCTTCTGCATAGTGGCGTCGTCCGGTTATCGTCTATCGCAACATATTCAAGGAGCTTAATCCTGTCTTTGCTCCGTGCAAACTGCATAAGCCTTCCTGCATTGTAGGCGGTTGAGATGTTGGTGCGGAATACAGTTTCAAGATACCAGGGGTTAGAGTGGTGGAAACCAACAGTTCGTAAAATGCCGTCCTCTCCTAACTCCTCTATCCACTCCTTCAAGGTTTTTCCTTCCTCTAATGCCTTGACAAACTTTTCCTTTACCCGCTCTATGGCATCAAGCCCTGTGAGTTTTGCAACCGTGAACGCTCTGAACCTTGCCTTAGCATCAAGGGAGTAAAACTCTTCAGGGGTTAGTGAGAGCTTTTCTTTCATGAACTCAACGGCCTCTTCAAAGGTGACGTCAAAACCATCGGAGAAAAACTGCACTTGCTCTTCTTTCTCCTTGACGTGGACCATCCCAAAAAGGAGAGAGAGGATGAGGAGCTTGTAGGTGGTGGTTTCAAGCTCTTTAAAGAGCTCCCTCGGAATGTTCTTTCTCCTTGTAATGTAGGGGAGTGCCTGAAGGAGGAAGAGGTAAACGTCATTTTTGATTCTCTCTAAGTATGGCTGAACGGTAAAATCAAGCTCTGTTACGTCGTTTAAGGCTTCAACCTGACCCTCCTCGGCAAAGTAAAAAAATCAGAGAAGTTCGCACCTCCAGCGGCAAGCTTTGGAGAGATGAAAACGTCCTCGTCATTTTGAGGCTTGGGCAAGCTATACATTGAATAAAGGGCTTCCTTACTTACAGGAACCCCTCTGTCTATGGCGTCTTTAACCTGTTCCCACTCCGGAATTTCCGTAAAGTCAAACCGAAGTTTTGGAGTTAAGTGGAGAAGGTCTTTACCGTAGTTAAGTTCTACTATCCAGCGGAGGAGGGTGCGGTTAAGGGTATTAGCAAGCGCCTTAGCAACCTTTCTGCCCCGTCTTTTAAGGGTTTCCATGTGCACCTTAGCAAGGGCGTAGCTTCCAGTATTTCCTTTATCTGCCGTCAGGATTTCCCCGGTAATGGCCTTGCTGATTTCAGCGTTACACAGCTCTATGAGGCGTGCGAAGTCTTCAGCGCTTCCCTTGCTCTCAAGGGTTTCTACTCTATCAACTCCAACGAGGGCAACGGCAGCATCTTCCTGAATATTTAAGAGAGCTTCCGCCACGTAATTAGCAGCCTCCTCTAACTGGCCTTCCGGGAATCCCTCTCCTTTCAGTAGAGCAAGAACCGTCGGGACTCCGAACTTCTCTGCTACTTTCAGCCAGAACTTCCAGCCGGCCTTTTTGAACATCCACGGCCAGTAGCAGGAGAGGAGAACCGGGGTTCCGTAAGGGTTCTCTACCTGCGGGTTGTGTCTGTGAACTATGAACTTGTAGGTGGTATCAAGCCTTTTCCATCCCTCTACGGGGTCGTAGTAGAGGAGCTCCCACTTGGTATTGAAACGGAACTTTCCCTGCTTTCTCGCCTTCAGAGAGTCCGGGAGCCAGTAGCCGTTTTCCTGTTTCCATACGACTTCTGAGACGGAGAAGCCGTATTCAATTGCAGAAAGGAGCTCCGCAAAGTCCTGCTCTATGTTGAGGTTCTCGTAGATTGCCGCCTTAACAAACTCAGCTATCTCTTTTGCCTTTGCCGATTCATCCGCCGGGACTATGTGAAATTCCTTTGAGAGAACTTCGTCTTTGAGTTGTTGAATCTTAGCGTTTATGTGAGGGTCTAAAATCATCTTCCGAAAGACTTCGTAAGCTCCCTCCGGGTCGTTTAAGAGAACGTCGGCAGGATCCGGTAGGTAGGTGAGGAACTGCTCAAAGCATGCGTAGTTGCTGGTTATTTCGGTTGTGAGCTTCTTCGTTGGAACGGTCATTTAAAACCTCCTGAGAATTCGGCTTGTAAGTCTCTTTGCTCCTGCGGGTCTAACACTTGGAACGGCAGGCTTGTCTGAGCTATAAGTGAAAATGCTGTATCTCAATGCATCGCAGAGGTGGTCGTTTTCTTTCCTCGGCTTGTCTAGGATTTCTCCCGTTCTATCTGTCTCCCACTGGTAGCTGTTAAGCTCGTCAAGGGTATAGACGAGGTTCCTGAACACTTTGAGCTTTCGGGACTTAAAGAGGGACTGAACAAAAGAAATCCCGGCTAAAACGTCCTTTTTGGCAGGTCTTATGTTCACCTTTCTGCTTTTAAGAGTTTCAAGCGTTTCCTTACTGGCCGGATCTCCGTAATAGACGCTACACTTTTCCTTCTTGAGGACCTTCTCCATATCGTCAACTGTAAGCCCGCTTTTCTTGAATTCCCTATATGCATATATCTCCCCTGTTTGCGGGTTCTCAGCCAGCCAGATAACAGCAAAGGGGTTATTAAATCCAAAATCCACGCCGCCAAAACGATACCAGCCTTCCGGGATATCAAAAGGTTCAACAGTCTCGTAATCATCGTAGATGAGCCCCGCAGGTTTTGTGAATTTTCCTTCAAAAAGCATCTTGAATTTCCACTCAGGGAGGGTCCTTTTTGCTCTTTCATACTCCTGGCGGGGATAGTAGGGATTATCCAGCGAACTTGGATTCTCAACGTGAAAGTTAGGATCTCCTGCTATCCATCTATCCCAGACTTCCGTTTTCAGCCAGTTGTGAGAGTAGGGAGTGGTTGTAAGGAGAATCTGCCCCTTTTTGTAGGCTATTCTCTGAACGGCAGTGTCCCACCAAAGCCTATCAAAAAGTCCCGCCTCGTCTCCCGCTATTCCTTTTGCGTGGATTCCCTGCATCCTGTCTGGAGTTTCGGCTGAGATAAAGTAAATAATCCCTAAGTTCTTAACTTCCATTACGAGGTCTGCCTTGTTGAACTCATACCCGATACCGTTCTCGTCAAAGAACTTCCGGATGTATTTAATGGGATTCCTCTTGAGCATCTCCCGGGTTGGGGCTGAAACGATCCACTCCTCTCCTGGGTTTTCTCCCATTTTGATGTAAAGCCATCTTGGGAGGAAGTAAGTTTTTCCTGTTCCCGTTCCTCCGATAAGTGCAAGAAACGGTTTGTCAGACCAGATAAGGCGCAATTGGTAAGGAAGAAAGCCAAGGTTGATTACGGGAGTTCCCGGGGGTATTTCAATTTCCGGCATTTCCACCCCCGGAATTTACTTTGGAGGGGTCTATTTCGCTGATAATGATAACTGGAGGCTGGTTCTCGTTCTGCTCATCAACTTCTTTTAGCATCTCGTAAACGGACTTGCCTACCTGGTTGGCAACCTCACACAGCCTTGCAAACCTTTTGTCAGAAGCATCCCTCTTTTGAATTTCGCTGTAAAGCTTTTTGGCCATCTTGAGATGATTAACAACAACCCACCTTTTGGCCCTTGCTAACTTCTCAATCAGCTCTTCATCGGCAGGGAGCTTCTCTACAACTTTCGTGATGGTCGCCTCTGTTTCTTTCTTGCTCTCCTCGTCGTAGGCGGAAACTACTATCGCCTGATGGAGAAGCCTGTGCCAGCCGTAGCGGTCTGCCCACCGTTTGACCGTTACTTTCGTTACGTTAACGTTGAAACGCTCGTTACATTTATCCGCTATCTGTTGAAACGAGTAAACCCGGTTCCCCTTCTCATCAACCGTTAGGTAAAGCTCCTTGGCGTATTCAATAATCTCGTCGCTGTACTTAGCAGGCATACTACCTCCTAATCCTTCACCTTAAGTACAGTAGCCTTCCAAAGTGGCAGAGTTTGGCAGAACCGGTCAAGAGTGTCTTTTGTAGGAATGCCCATCTTCAGCTTCATCTCCTTCTTCGTCTCCCTCTTTATCCTCACTACGTCCTCCCAGTTGAGGAAGTTCCTCTCCTGCAGGTATTCAAGGAGCGCAAGCTTTGGAATTTTGACCTTCCTGTCGCAGTGGGTTGCCTCAAGCTCTCCGGAGGAAATGATCCGCCAGAGGGTTCTCTCTGAAATCTGGAGGAGCTCCATTACCTGTTTAAATGTGAGAAACTCCGGAAGCTCGGCAAAAGTTTCATCTATGCTCTTTGCCCTCCACTTTACCTTTGGCTTTCGCCAGTACACTCAGACACCTCCACTATCGTCCTCTCTGACCCCTCTATTCGCCTCTCTATTGCGAGAAAGTCCACCTGCCTATCATCTACCCATACCAGGCCGTTGAACGCGTCTAAAATCGCCTTTAATCGGTTATCTACGTCTCCACGCCTGCAGCGAACGCAGAGAGTTACTTTTACAGACACTCTTTTAGTTAGAGGCTTGTGTTTAGGTAGCTGGCGCTTAATTTCGTTTCTTACCAACCTTTTCCACTCTCTTGCTCGTTTAGTAAGGAACCTTCGCTTACCGCGAGCGGCCCAGTAGTGATTAACGCTGGGAGGTATAGCTGGAATTTCTATTGTTAAGCTGTTAGAAGTTGAACAGCTCATCTGCCACCTCCTCTCCTCCTTCATCTTCAGTAGTGCCGTAGGGAACCGGCTCAGGCCTCAGTTTGTTAGGGTCTGGCTGAGGGAATCCATTTACAAACGGGTAAGAGATGCTTTCACGGGGAGCTCCCTCCCTGCACTTTGCGATTAAGAACTGCATAACGTGAGGACTTTCCTTGAAGTCCCTGTGAAGCAGGATGATGTTCGTTGCGTCCTGCTCTAAATGACCTGTGTCTTTGAGGTTTTCCATGGTGGGAACGTCTTTACCTGCTCTCGTTCCCCTGTTTAGCTGGGCAAGGGCTACAACGGGAACCTTGAACTCCTTGGCGATGTTGGTTAGCTCTATGCTGACGTAGTTAAGGAAAGCCAGGCGGTTTTCAAACTTTTTATGCTGAATAATCCGCTGAACGTAATCAATGTAAACGATATCGGGCTTGTGCTGCTGGATCTTGGCTCTGATTAGAGGGACTGTAAGGTTTGGGTTGTCGTAGATGATTAGAGGGAGGTTAGAGAGTTCATCTGCTTTCTCGGTTAAGACCTCCAGAGGGACCTTTCCGTTCTTAATCTCTCTCAGGTTCCAGTCCGTTACGTATGAGAGAACCCTCAGCATTATCTCTTTGGCCGGGAGCTCCATTGAGAAAAAGAGAACCTTATTGCCGTTGATCAACTGGTTGTAGGCCATAACAACGGCAGTAGCGGTCTTTCCAACCGATGGCCTCGCTCCTATGATGCTGACCTCCCCCGGCCTGAACGCCACATAACCGTCAAGCTGAGGGAACCCTGAATAGAGGCGCTTGTTCTCCCCCTCTGTTACTTCGCTGAAGAACTCCACAAACGCATCTATGGGCTTTTTATCCTTGTCCTCAAGCCTTTTCCCTACCTCGTTTAGCCTCTCTATAGCTTCTTTTTCGGTTATCTCTTTCTGAGCAAGTAGCTGACCTATTTCAGCCTTCTGTCTCTCAACTGTGTCCTGAATTAACTCCCTTGCGTAAACAAGGAACCTCTCCAGCGTAACAACGGCAAACTCAACCATGTAGGCGCATAGGCTCTCAAACTTCTTCTCAACTTCTCTGACAATTTCGGTTCTGCTCTTTCCCTGCTCATGAAGTTCTTTAATCAGCTGAAAGACTTTTCTGTGTTCACTTATCCTGAAATCTTCTTCCATCAGGTTCGCCATAGCCCAGTCAAAAGCCTGCTGTTCAAAAGCCGCATCACCAACCCAGAAATCTGATAGAATTGTTCCGAGAACTGTTAGCTCTAATTCTTTTCTGTTCATTGCCTTACCCCCTTTCTGAGGTCCTCGCACTCAAGAGTAAGAGCGTAAGCGAGGGCCTCCATTCTGCTCCTTGTCCTCTCGGTAAGCAGTTCCCTGAATACACCAGGCGTTAGGTTAGTGGTCATTACAAGACGAGCTCCCGTCTGATAGACCTGCTCCACAAGGTTGTTTATCAGCTCAGCGTGGGCTTTCCTTACGTCGTCAAGCATTATGAGCTGGTATCTGTGAGCAAGGTTTTTAAGCTGAACGTTTTCGCCGTCGGGAGTTGGGTTATAGACGGAAGTGAATTCCGTTATGTGTCCCAGGATTTCGTGGTAGCGGAGAACTATCTTCAGCCCCCCCTCAAGGAGTCCGTCTAAGATGTATCCGGGGATGTAGATAACGGGAGAGAGACCTTCGGCTATCCACTTGACCATGTAGCGGATGCCTAAAACGGTCTTTCCTACTCCCGTTGGCCCTAACAGAACAAGTATGTTGTGAGAGTTCCTGCGGATTTTGTCTGCCCAGGCTTCTACCATGTCTTTAGGGATGGGAGCTTTGTTAGGGGCAATAGCCCAGTAGAGCTGGTTGGCTGAGATTCCGCAGTTTTTGAGCTCGTTCCACTGCTGCCCGTTAAGGATAACGGGGCGGACTTTCTCAAGCGTTATCTCGTTTACCATGCCGTCACCTCCCCAACTTCTTTTTCCCTGCTCCAGCCAAAGTTGACGTGGATGGTCGTATCCGGTAGAGCCGTCAGCTCTTCAAGGCGATGGCAGAAGGCAAAGAAGCTGTAACCCTGCTTTTTGACCCAGGTATCATTCATTGTGAAGTAGTTAGGGATGTTCTCTATGAGGGTTTTAACGGTGTCCTGAAGCTCCTCAAGGTTCTGGGCGCCGCTGAGGTTTTCTACAAGGAGCTTTCTTGATTTGTTAGAGACTATGGGATAGCGGTTGTATCTTCTCTTGAACTCAAGCTTGAACTCTCTGATAACTTCTTCTGCTAATCTCTCTACTATCCCCCTATCAATCTTTTTTCCTTCCTCAGAATCAGAACCAGAATTTTGAGGCGGCGCGCTGTTATTCTCTGTGTGTGTATTATTCTGTTCTTTTTCTTCAAGTATTTCTTTTTCTTCCTTATAGTTCTTATTATTCATATGTCCACGATTTTGCGATTTAGGTGTCCACGATTCGCCGTTTTTGGTGTCCACGGATTGGTAATTTTGGGTGTCCATAGCCTTCTCTGTGGACACTCTCCTTTGCTCTTTAACTCCTTGATTTTCTTTAGGTTTGTCGTTTGGGTTTTGGTGTTCATGGACACTTGATTTCTGGTGTCCACGATTTTGGCTTTCAGGTGTCCACGATTTAGCCTCTGAAGTGTCCACGGATTGTGTCTCTTGGCTTTCCTCACTTTTTTTTGGGTAAAAGTGAAGAGTTATAATGGTTTGGCGGTTCTCTCTTCGGATAGATATAAGTCCAAGTTCTTTCAGTTCTTTCAGATAGCGGATGATAGTTGTCCGTGGAATCTGAAGTATAAGGGAGAGTTCCCTGATAGTTCTCTTAACCTCTCCTCTGTGGATAGTAACGCCACTTTTTGTGAAAGTTCCCGTTGCAAAGTTAGCATCGCAGGAAAGGAACCCAATCAGGTCTCTTTTCTTCCGCCTCTCCTCAAGCTGTTGCTCTGTGAACTTGAATTTTTGCTCTTTGAGAGACTTTATCCTGCGGTTATACTCCTCTTCGCTCTTACAACCCCACAACCACCATTCAATGCGCCTTGTTGTGCTATAATAACTATTAGCTTTCATCACTTCACCTCCAACGGTAGGATTACTTTCAGAATTGACTGAATTGCCCTGTATCCCCTCTCCCTTATCTCCTCTGCTTCCTCCTCTGTTATCACGCCGTCCTCAATGGCCTTGGCGTGGGTCTCTATGAACTTGCCGAACTCCTGCAGTGCGTGGGCTGCCTGCATGGGATTGCCGGGAGAGGCATCGGGAAGCTCCACAAGTTCTGCGCCAACAAGGTGAGCCAGCTGGCGCAGGGTTTCGGTTCCCTTTATAACCGTCAAAATCCCGATGAACTCTGCAAGGGTAAGGCTTTTAGAAACGTCTGATGCAATGTTGTGCAGCGTCTTTTCCTTCTTTCCTATCTTCATTCCGAGGATCCGGCGGGTGTATCCCTTCTTCTTTGCCTCGTGCAAAAGGTCTGCTGAAATCTCGCTTGCAAGCTCTACGAATGCCGGCTTACACACGGTTTCCTCCAGAAAGGGAAGTAGTAATTGGCTTTACCCTTAACCGGTCTCCCCCTTTTCCCTACCTTTAACCCCAGCGAGGAGGGAGCCATGAAAAAGAGGACGCCCGCCGCAGCAGGCGCCTTACGTGCCTCGGGGGTGGAAGGCACGGTGGGAGGAGGAAAAGTAAGGGGGGCGCTCAGCATCTATTTCACCCCCGCAGGAGTTTTGCGGGGGATTACAAGGTCTTCAACTCTTACTTCCCCGTTTGTCAGCTCCTCAATCCGGAGTGCTACATCAAGGGGCGGTTGGCGGATGCCCTTGATGTATAAATGCAGGGTATTTCGTGCTA